AAGGCCAGGGCCAAGGCAGCACTCAACGAACAAAACCCAAAGCTCACAAAATTAGAGCTTGCTTTTTACCTTGCCCGCAAAAATGAAATCAGTCGCGATTCACCTTGACCAGTCACGTTCTGACAAGCTTGCCAAGCTCTCAGAAGCCACAAAAGGCAACATGACCAATGTCAGCATTGCCGGTGAGTTTATCGAGTTCGAGCAGCCCAGGCTTAGCTCAACCAAACTCGCCCAAGCGCTGCTGAACTCTGCAATCGACAAGGCTTATGCACAGCTACCCGGCTAGTTTCACGTTCCGCGTTCTTGGCACACCAGTCCCGCAGGGCTCTGTCAAAGCCTATGGGAGCAGAGTCGTTGCCAACAATGAACATGCTCTAGGCAGCTGGCGCTCAGATATTGCATCCGTTGCGTATCGCGAGAAGCCAGCTGACTGGGACATCACTGCAGCGGTATCGCTGCGTTGTGAATTCGTGTTCCCTAGGCCTTTGTCGCACTACGGCACAGGCAAGAACGCCACAAAGTTAAAAGCATCAGCGCCAAGGCATTACGTCAAAACGCCCGATTTAGACAAGCTATGTCGGGCATGTGGTGACGCGATTGCTGATGCGTGCGGCATGGTCCTTCTAAGGTCCGATGCGCAGATCGTTTCTATCTACGCCGCTAAGAGGTACGCCACAGATGACTTTATCGGTGCCATTATCACCGTCACAGCCCTTGATTGAGGCGCTTGTCTCGTTTCACAAGACAGTGCCCGCCATTGGCAAAACAGCCAATGCTCAATATGGCAAGTTTGCCGATCTTGAGACTGTGCTTTCTACCGTCACGCCGCATCTAATCAAGAACGGCCTTGTGATCTCACAGACGTTTGAGCCGAGTGAAGGCGTTGATCCGATCCTAGTGACGCGGTTGCTGCACGTCAGCGGCGCTGACCTTGTGAGCCGCCTGCCAATGATTATCGGCAAGGGGAGAAACCCGCTTCATGACTTCGGTAGTTCTTGCACCTACCTAAAACGCTACGCCTTGTTAGCCATGCTTGGCCTCACGGCTGACATGGACATGGATGGCGATTTTGCAGACGACAAGCCTGCAGCAAAGCCACAAGCAAAAAAAGCGCCAGCTGTCAAAGAGGTATCTGCAGAAGATCAACCTCTGTCAGAAGATGAGCGCCAAATGCTTATCGGTCTTATCCAGGAGATGACACCTGGCAAGCGTGAGAACTTCTGCAAGTCTTTTCGCTTTGCGTTCAAGTTAGGTGACGACGCTAAGGTTGCTCCCGCAATCACCAGCCGAAAGCATCAAGCCTGGATTCAAGAGAATGCCTAATTTTCTTTCACCCGAGGACCAAGCAAAGGCTGACGAAAAACGCCGCTCACAGCACTTTCAAGTGCGGCTAGATAAACAGCTAGCCCAACAGCTGCAGCACTATGCCGACCAACGTCACAACGGCATCATCAACTCTGCACTGATGACCATCATCTCCAAATTCTTCAACGGAAAGTAATGCCTGACTTCGCACCCGACGCCTTCACCATCTTTGGCAACTTCAACAAAGACCAAAAGAAGGACGGCCACTATTGGGCACTAATGGACGTGCCCGTTGACCAACTGCGCAAGCTTTTTGAATGGGCCAAAACAGCAGAACGCTGCGAGGACATCCAAGGGAACGAGTGCGTCAAGCTTCGCGCCAACCTTATGCCACGCACAGCTAAGGAAAGCCGCAATGCTTATTTGATGATGGCTCTAAGCGATGCCAAGCCCAGCACAGCTGACAAACCTCGCATTGATTTCTAACGTGGGAAAGAACGAGGGGGGAGCGCAATCGCGCTCCTTTTTTATGAGGCCAACCATGAAGCAAGTCGAGAAAGACGGGTTGCTTTTATGGGAGGTGAGCCATTGCGGCATGGTCCGCTACTTCAAGCACGACTGGCAGGCCAAATGGCACTACGAGTCTTGCGTCAGGCTCTACAGGTCAAGGATCACAGGAAAACATGGCTAGTCCCAACAAGCAATCTTGGCGTCTAGCTCACCAATGCGGCCAACAGCTTGACTAAGCAGTTTCGATTGATGCCAGCTCTGTCTCACAAGGGCAGAGCAGAGCATCTTTAATGCTTCCTCGTCATCGCAGTTGCTGACTTCTCTAACGCTGCGTTCAAGCTCAAAGGCTTCCTCCGTTGTGGGGACCACCTGCATCCAGTCAGCCCAGCCCATCGGATTGTTACAAAATCTATTGCCCTGAATGGTAAGCAGCGTTTTTGTGCATGTCCATGGGGCTACTGCTCGACAAAGATTGCCCAGCCGCTCTTGGGCCCGCGATCTTGCCAGCGTTGATGAAATGCAGCCTGTCGGACGCTGACGCGATAACCAGACAGCGCAGGATTGTGCCCGCCCCGTTCGATGTCAGGCAGCCCAGCTGGGTCCGTCATAAGCCAACTCGGGTCTGATGAATATCGCGATTGGTAGCCGTGCAGGACCGACCAGTGGCCGCACGTCAGGTTTGAACACATAGGCGGTTCACCGCGCAACATGTTGCCCTGATGCAGCCAGCCGACAAGGACAGGGATGCCAGCGTCAATCGCTTCCATCACGTCCTCTGCGTCAGCATTGTCAACAAAGCGGACCTGCAGGCCCAAGTTGGTCAGTGCCTCAACGTGAGCGAAAACAGAAGTGGTGTCGCCGTATCGAGCCCTAATGCGCTCATACTCTTCCTGTGTGGAGATTTTTTTGTAGTACGCGGCCACAGCAGCTGCCGCACTCGTAAAGCACTTGCGCTCACCGCCAGGCAGGTCTAGTTGCTTGAAGTAACGAGGCAAGTACACCTCCTGGTCAATGCCACTGGCCTTCCACGACTGAAACCATTCAGCGTCTTCAGACAATAATTCTGCGGGCATAGCCTCCTCTAACTGCTTGATTGCAGCCATGCGATGCGGCACGTCTGGCTTGTACCACTCGAAAAAGGGCAGCAACGCGAGCGCCATGGCGATGACCAGCAGGGTCACTTGGATGATGCCGGACAAGGTCTAGTGGTCAATCCTTGTGTCAGGTAGAAGCATTTCACGAAGGTGCCTGACAGCCAGGTCATCCAAATCGTTGTCGGTGCGCGATACAAGCTTCTCGCACATCGCGACAATCAGTTCCTTGAAGGCCCGTGATTTCCACATGGTCATCAACACAGGCTTGAGGATTAGAAGCATTGGCCTGGCCTAGTTACTCTTGAAGCGTAGCTCTGTTGTCCAATGGCAGAAACTCCACAGCCAAAGGTAGAAGAACAGGACGAACAGCAGCACTCTTGGCTGGGCGACTTGGTCCGCATCACAATCCTGTTGTGGTCGATGGGCATCCTGACCGCCAACTATCTTGGCATCTTCTCTCAAGCTGTCGATCCGACTTTCCCGGCCTCGTTGCTCACGGGGACGGCGGCGACTTACACGCCAGCCTTGGGCAAGATTGGCAAGAAAAAGAAGGAAGACAATGGCGTTAACGTAGATAACAGCAACACCCGCTCTGGCATCAAATGAACCGCGCACTTTTGGTATTAAGCATCACATTGGCAGCTGCTATGCCTGCCAAGGCTGATTTGACGCACAAGATCATGTCATCAGTGTCACTGCAAGTTGGTGGCGCGGTAACAAGTGCAGATCGGATTGGCAGCTCATTTCAAATCAGTGGCACAGGCATAGATACCACTGACTCCAATACAGCCAACACTGTTTCAGCTGGAACAATCACAAGCGGCGTATATTCGCCCGGCACGATTGCAGCCACTCAAGACACCCCAGGTGAAGCCTTTAGCTTCAGCCAGAGCTATACGCAGGCTGATGTGATTCCCACAGCCGCAGTGACGACAGGCAATGCCGCCAACTTTGGCAGCGTTGTTAGCACTGCTGCAGGCACCGCAGGCGACCTGGCAGGCACAATCGCTTCAGATGGAGCTATGAGCATCACGGCCGGTTCGGGGAATACTCTGGCTATCGGTCAGCTGACCACCGAGCTGACCATCAAATGATTTTGCTGCTGTTGTTGTTAATCGCCGCTCCAGCAGCGGCGGTTCCTGTTACCCCAAATTTTTCCCAGGGGTCCCTCAGTTCAACGACAACAACAAAAACTAAAGTCAATGAGGTCATCAACTCTTATGAGTACCGCACGGGTTATGAGATGACCGTTTCTGGAACAAACATTGCTCCGAAAAACGGTGAACTCACCCCACGCGAGTTGACCACAATCGTCAACGATGTAAACGGCATCACCAGCACTTGGACTGGTCTTAATCCAGCTGATAGACCAAGCTGGAGCATCGTCAACGAAGGCGGCAGTTTCCAGCTTCTCGAAACTTTTAACGGCCCTGGGCTTGTGAACCACACGATCATCAACCGCGAAACTGACATCGAGTCGGTTAACGAGACGATTAGCACCTTCACCCAATGAAGCGAGTTATCGCAGCCTTTTTGCTGCTTTCCGCTCCAGCTCAAGCGCAGGTAAGCAGTACAGCCGCACCAGTCGCGAACAGTAGTGGCTCAGTCACTAATCAAAATGTGAACGTAGCGCCTAGCAGCTCATTTAGTTCGACATACGGTGGCGGAATCAGCTGTCAGTCGGGCACTCTGCATATAGCCCCTTTCCTGATGAGCACTACAAGTTTTGCAAGCCCCTACGAGCCGTATTACACCGAGCCGGTTTACGACGCAGACAATCCAGGAAATATCCTCTATGAGCAACAGATTCGTACAGGCCAGAAAAACAACTTCTCAATCAATGGCGGAATTACTGCAACCTTCTCCATCCCGCTAGATCGTCATCACGTCAGAACCTGTCGGGCAGCGGCAGAAAAACAAGTGGCATTGCTCGAAGCAAAGATTGCTCACGAGCGCATGGTGTACGAGATAAAACGCCTCAAAAACTGCTCGGATTTGATGAAGGATGGAATCATGTTTCACCCCAGCTCGCCTTACAGAAAAATCTGTGCAGACGTAGTGCTAACCAATCCGCCAGGTACTTTGCCGCCCCATACGCATCCAATTACTTACCCAAAGCCCGCCTCAGATCGCGAATGGCTTGATTCCGGTGACGCTGCTGCGCCCGTCGCTCCTGTAAGGATTCCAGTTTCTCCTTACGGCCAAGCTTCTGATTGATCTTCTTCACCACTTTCTTTGTCACCGGTTTGGCTAGCTTTTGCAGCACTGATGCGATGGGCTTGGCAAAAATTGCCGTTGATGTAGCTACGGCAGCCGTAAGGCTTACGGACGTCAACGGTCCAGCGTCAGGCAGATAATTATTCACTACTTGGCTGACTGGCACAGGGTCCCACAGCTTGATGCACTCGCCGTTTTGCATCTCATAACCGGCTAAGACCTCTGTCCCTAATTTGTTAAACGATCCGATTTCTTTTGACCCAAAAGGTGGGCACGGCTTGTTCACTGCCAGATTTGAAATGTCGAGACTTGCACTTGGCGGATTGGGGAGAGTTGCTGGAGCCGGACTTGAAACCTCTGGCTCTTTTTCTTTCTTTGCGGCTCTTTTAGTGGCCTTGGTCGCGCTCTCTAGAACCTTGTCCGCAGTTTCAGCATCAACAGCAGGGGCTTCTGTTGGGGCGACTTCTGGTGCTGTCGTCGCTAAAGCAGGATTGAAAACTGGTGGGTTGTAAGACGGCATCGTTCCGTCACACAGAACGAAGTTGCCGTTCGGATCAGTGTCGTAAGCGTCTTTGTTGCCGGGCTGTGTGTTCCTGGTTTCTACGCATCCAGGGACCTGGGCAATAGGAAAGCCGAGCAACAGAGTTACCGGCGGTTCAGCTGGGATACTCTGAGGCGGCAGTGCTTGCCAGCTTGGAATCTCTGGAACAGAGATGACTGGCAACTTAATTTCAGGAATCTCCGGCATGAAGTCCGAACGGTTTACAGCAGGTCAGCTCTGGATTGAACGTAACCGTAGACGCGAAGGACCGCCTGTCGTCTACACCGTATTGTGCGGCAAATCTGCCAGACCATTTACCGATCCAAAAGCAATCCTCAAATGGGTGAAGTGGCCAAAAGGCACACCAACTGGTGATGCTCTACGTGAATGGTTGGCGTCGTTTGAGCAGAAACCTCAGGCACCCGCGCCAGAACTTGATATGGCAAAAATCAAGGCTGAAGGTTTCGGGCCTGAAGCTCATGACGACGATCCAACCGCCAACACCAAGATGGTGACCTGATCTCAAGGCATCTTGAACGGCACAGCCGGTCCAGTGCTACTCGGCAGTTCAGGCATCAACTCATCAACCTGAACAGGCATCATCTGCGTGACCATCTTGGTCATCTCCAGCGTTAGCTCGCTCATGTAATACTTCGTGAGCGATGGAATCCGCGTGTAAAGCAGCACCGATCCAGCAACCATCCCCGCAGACATCGTGAATGCTGCAACGGACATCACGTTGAAAAGCTTTTGCATGGTGATTTCAGATAAAACAAAAGGCCCCCTTTCGGGAGCCTGATGTCGGTCTGTGTGAGAAACCTACAGTTGTTATAGCTCAGAAGCTGTACTTCAGGCCAAGCTTGCTACCAACTGAAAGTTCGTCGCCAGTGATGCCGCTCAGCTCACCGTAAACAGACACGTTTTCGGAAGCTTGAATAGCACCGCCAAACTTGCCGGCAAATTCAACTTCGTTCTCAGCGCCGTTAGGCATCACGATTGCAGGTCCACCCTGGATGTAATAGCTGTAAACGCCAGAAGAACCTTCGTAACCTACATCGAGCGTTAGCGTTCCACCCAGGTACTCGTCACCGTAGGAACCCCCATTGAATTCAGGGTTCACGTAGACGTTCGCGAGCGCAGGAGATGCCAGCGCAGCTGCTGAAACGGCGACACCACTCGCAATGAGAAGTTTGAACATTGGAAAGAGGATTAACGTTTTCCCTGTCCACGATACTTCTTACGTCCATGGGACGGTCTTGAATGTGATCCATTTCCCTGACGTGTCTTTTTAGGCTTGCTAGGGACAAAATTTTGTCCGTTAAGTGACTTAGCCATCAGTAGCCGTCAGTTGAATCTAAGTTTTGATACTTGGCAGCCAAGCCCGTGAACAAGCCGTGCATTGGATGCGAAATCATGTCCCGGCCATCGAGGAAGAACAATTCTTCGAGCCACAGCGTTCGTGATTTTTGGCAAGCAACATCAGTCGCGCCATAGCTGGCGGTCATCAAAGGGTCAGGGCGTTGCATCAGGAAAGCTCACGGTTGAATTACTCTTCAGCCTCAGCGTTTGGATCTTCCCAAAGGCAAGACTCCTCGTTTAAGACCGCAGACTCAAACGGCTTAGGCGCGATGAAGGCATCTCTGCCTGCGTCGTAAGCATATCCAGTCCCAGCAAAGTTTTTGCGGAAAGGCGTTCCATCGTTCACATGAACACCCCCAGCGGTGTTGTAGCTGGTGCGTTTGCAGGTCAAGCCACGAAAATTGCCGTAATGCTGTTCCCAGTCGACACCATCTGTGCCCTCGTCTACGCCGACGATGACTTCAACAACAATGTTGTTCTCGTCCAAAAATGCGTAATGGGCCATCACTCTGAGAATTGAACGTTGCCAGTTCCGGCGGTGATTGTTGTCACCTTATCTGTTCCATCCGTAGCCGTTGAAAGAGTTAAACCACCACCAGGATTTGAGATCGTGTAAGTGTTTGCATAGCGGAGAATAACGACGCCAGATCCTCCAGGGCCTCCAAGGCTGATGTTTCCTGCAAATTGGCCACCACCACCGCCGCCTCCGCCAGTGTTAGCAGTGGCAGACGATGGAGCGCTAAAGCCGCTAGTACCGTTGGCGCCACCACCAGATCCACCGCTTCCTTCAAAAGGACCAAAAGCGAATTGGCCACCGCCACCGCCGCCACCACCTCGCGTCACGCTGGTTCCGGTAATTGCTGAGGCCAAGCCATCACCACCGTCACCAGCACCAGAACTGGTGCCATCCGCGCCAGCCGCGCCAGCACCACCACCACCAGAACCGGCTGCAATAGAAATTTGCGCACCACCATCTGAACCTTGACCGCTTGTTCCAGAACCGCTTGCTGAACCGTTAGCGCCACCACCACCAGAACCACCATCTCCAGCACTTCGGTCACCACCACTACCGCCGTCACCGGCAGCACCACCGCCACCGCCTGTCGAAGTAATTGTTGCGAACGTGGAATTATTTCCGTTTACACCTGGAATATCACCAGCGCCGCTACCTCCCGCACCACCAGCGCCAACGGTCACTGAATAGTTTGTGCTGACTGCAAAAGAAAATTCAGCCTCTGCAGCACTATTGCCGCCTGAAGTGCTGTAAGACGTTCTATAACCACCAGCGCCACCACCGCCGCCGCCTTTACCGCCACCGCCTCCACCAGCGATGACAAGGTAATGCAACGTAGGACCTGTCGCCCCCGAGTCAGCACTCGTTGCTAGAAGCATCTGAATGATGCTCATTAGCTCAGCCCCGCACCAGAAATTACAAACTCATTTGATGCCACACAAAGCACGGTGCAGATGCCACGTTGAGCCAGCGTACGGTTGCCGGTGTCTGCCGTTCCAGCGCTACGCAAAGTGACTGACGAGCCTTGAGTAATAGTTTGGTCTGAGCTGCTGTCGTTGTAAATAGTCACTGCATCGCCAGCAGAAAACACACCAGATGGAACAGTTACACCGCCAGTTGTGATGTTGATGTGCTTGCCAAGATCTCCAACAACAAGCGTATAGGCAGCGGTTTTGCTGTTTTGCGGAATGGAGCGAACACCACCCTTTGAGTCCTGAATGTCCTCACCGCTTCCTGTAGAAGACGTTCGAGCAACCAACAATCGACCTGAACTGTCAACACGAAGGCGCTCACTACCTTCAGTTGTGACCTTGAAATGACCATCTGACCCAGTATCGACAACCTCAGCTTCTGTGTTGCCCTCAGTAATTTTGTCGACTGAGACGTTTGATCCAACTTCAACAACCGTTCCACCATCAGTCTTGGTGAAGACACCACCATCGGTGGTATTGATAGCGAGTTCACCTACAACAAGATCTGAGGCCCCAGGGTCAGAGGTGCCACGCTTCTGCTTAATTGTGTTCGCCATCAGAACGTACCGCCGTCAATATCAAAACCACTCGTAGCACCATCCTCCAGGAAAGTCACAAGGTCAGAAAGTGCGACCTGCTTCATAGTGCCTGCGTCGTTCATCACCATGCGGTCAGCTGTTGCAAGCGTTGTTGACGTTGCTGAAGTGTTGCCATCAATGATGTTCAGCTCGGTCGTTGTAACCGTTGCCCCGTCAAGGATGTTCAGCTCAGAAGCCGTTGACGTGACTCCATCGAGAATGTTTAGCTCAGACGTTGTTGCAGTAACGCCGTCAAGAATGTTCAGTTCAGCGGTCGTTGAAGTGACACCATCGAGGATGTTCAACTCAGCAGCAGTTGAAGTCACCCCATCAAGAATGTTCAGCTCAGCGGTGGTGACTGTCGCTCCATCAAGAATCTGAACTTCTGTAGAGGTCAGCGCAGCAAGTGCTGCTGATGCTCCAGATTGGCAACCAGAAAGGTTGTCCAGATCCGCGTCGTAAGCCTGAACATCACTGCCGATTGCTACACCAAGGTTTGTGCGTGCAGCTGATGCAGTTGACGCTCCAGTGCCACCGTGCGCAACACCGATGTCAGTGCCGTTCCAAGTTCCTGTGGCGATGGTGCCAACAGAGGTAAGGCTGGAGCCAGTAACACCAGAACCAAGAGTGCTACCGCTAAGAACGCTGGTGCCATTGATTTTGAATTCTTTGCCGGATGCGAGGTCAATGTGTTCACTGCTAGTCCAGCTGTCAGTTGCGTTTAGCCAGCGAAACAGCTTGTCAGTTGCACCCTTAAGACTGATGCCTCCGCCGTCAGCTGTTGAATCAGTCGGGCTGGCGACGTTGCCCAACGTGATGTTTTTATCGGCTACATCGACTTGAGTGCTGTTGACCGTTGTGGTCGTACCAGACACGGTCAGGTCACCTGAAACCGTCAGGTTGTTGCTGAAAGTCGTGTTGCCCGAAAGCGTTGCGCCGCTAAGGTCAACCGTTCCGGTAAAAGTCTTGTTGCCGCTAATCGTTTGATTGGTCGTCAGCGTTGTAAACGCACCAGATCCGGCAATCGAAATAACAGAACTGGCAGCACCTCCACCGGCATCACCAAAGCCATAGTACAAAATATTGTCAACTTCAGAATAGGCGGGTTCGCTGGGTGCCAGGCTGCTAGGAGCACCAGACGCACCACCAGATGCACGTTTCTTCAGGCGAATGGTGTTAGCCATGGCTTAAAAATTGCCTCCAAGGACGATGGTGTTAATTGTCCAAGTGTCGTCAGCCTTGAACTCGCCAGAGGCGGAGTCGTAGTAAATGACGCTTTTGTCTACTTTAGCGGTCTGATCCAAGGTAAACCCAGAGCCGGCGGGACCTTGAGGGCCTTGCGGACCAGCAGTTGTGGCAGTGACTGTTGTCGTTTTTGGTGTTTCAACGACCGTCGATGAACCATCTTCTGTGACGGTAACGGTGTTCTTTGTCGTAGTGACGTTGACTGTCGTCATGGTGCGGTGTATCCCTGGCTAACAGTGATCACACCTTCTAGGTAATACTCGCGAATCCCGCTGCCATCCTCAAGCAACACGTCATATCGCAACTCATCGATGAAAGTCGCGGTCTGCGCGTCGGTCAGACTGATCGTGATTTGCCCGTTGGTGCGGTTGGTGTAGGCAACAGAAAAGTCAGCATATTTTGTGCTGCGGTCTTTGTTCCAAACTTGAGCATACGCCGTATAACCAGTCAGATTGATGACGGCATCGGTGCTGTCCTTAAACTGCAGCAGCACTGAATAGTCTGCCCGCCGCTGGAGCGTGATGTTGTACGTCCCAGGTTGAACAGACATGACGCACCTCCTCGGTTAAGTCTATCGAACGAGCCACTCTTCGACAGTGGCGCTTACGTCACGCATCTTGATCCAACGGGCACCTGTCACTTGACCCTTGCGAAGACGAAGCTTGCCCATCAAGCCAACAGGCGACCACTCAGGACGAAACTCCCGCTCAACGTGCTTCAACGAAGCATCAAAGTCAGGGTTTAAGACGCGGCGCTTCTGAGTCAGTGCATTGCCGTCGTCATCTGTCAGGACTTCGCCCTCTTCGTCTGTGGGCTGATAATCCTCGGTCAAATACGTTCCATAGTCATCGCGCATATACTTGCCGACCCAGCCTGTACCGTCTGAATCACCAACGACGCTTGGAGTGGCAGAGATCACGCCGATAGGGTCTTCACCTTCGGTGGCTTCTCGGATTTTGTCACCGACTAAAACAACGCTGAGACCGCGACGATCTTCGTTGGATGCGTTGCCATCAGACCACTCAAAGTTTTCAGCGTAGTCAGCACCGCCTGTATTCCAAGTGCCGTCAGCGTATGCGTTGCCATCTCCTCTGAAACGAAACTCAGCGTCAGAAAAAGCGTCAGTGCCATCGCCTGAATTAAACCGAGCGATGTCATACGCCGTAGCAGAAGCCCTTACGACTCCAACACTTAATCCGTTGCCGGTATAGCTGCCATCGGTGGCCCGAAGTCGCGCAATAGTTTCGGCGCTAGCGCTGTTATTAAACTCGTGATACGTATTAGTTGCGCCGATGTAGCTGCCTACATTACTAGCCTTAAAGAATCCATTGTTGCTAATTCTCGCTTTTTCAGCTTGGGTGCTCCCTCCATCAGTAGTGACGGCAAATTCCAAACGGCCCGGCATATCATTGCTGCCAGGCGTGCCATCAACTTTTGCACTAATTGATGCCGCAACAGTTGCATAATCTGTGCCGTCGTCTCCCCTAAATTGGATCTGGCCTAAAACGTCATCGCTTTGAACAACTGTAAAAGAGTTGTGTGA